ACCGTGTACGCACCACCACGCCGGTTGCGACATTGGATAAACGTATTTTGCCTACTTTCTAGTGGGCGACGTACGTAAACAGGGGTTACGTCAAGGCCATGGTAGTAGTGCTTCCCACAGGATTCTTTGAAGAATCCAGTTGTGAAGGACTTATCAACATTCGGGCGATGACCGCAATAACCTAACAAATCCAGTAACATCGGAGTTGCTTCGGTTGGTGCGATTATATCATCACCATAAACGCTGACTTTACCAGGGACCTGAAATAGGGATGTGATAGCACGCGTTAAACTCAAGAAGACAAGCGACTCAAGTTCAAAGGTGAACCCATTCCCCATCGAGGAAAACATGTTTGGAGTGTAATCACTCCCATCAGGCAAACGAGTAACCGGACTACGCAAATCGTCTAGAACGGCATAAAGCTCATAAGGAACAATACGTTCAATAAGGCTAATGCTATTCGAGTCGCTAGCGGCAGAAAGATCAATCGTTGCTAATGATCCGTCAATGGAACCGGTACGAGCAAGACGCTGGTTGAGCGTCTGATCGTTTAGGTCACACCCGACACGCTTTAGGCGTTTCCGGATGTAATCACCGATACCTTTCTGGAAGAACATGTTCCAATCGGGCTCCTTACAGGCGCCACGATCGGTCTCCGCGTTTTTCGGGACAGTGAAGAAGATATTACCAGGAACCACTCTTGCGAGTGTCCCTCGTGCGTCGCTTAACTCAGAATACCGAGTTAATTCAGCGTAACGCTCAAGGTAGGGCATGGCCCGTTCGGTTATATCGCCTAGTTCTCTGAACTTAAAATAAGCCGTCGAGAAACCTCTCCTTTTTGAGGTAGAGGCACCCCCAGAGAATGATCCACACATAGCAACATCACGGTAATCGACATCTGAACCCAAAATCGAAGCACAAATACTACGTGCTCGATCGAAGATTACAGATACCGATTTCCCATGGATGTACCCTTCGCAAAACAACAAACGTTCGTTAGAACGTGCGTTACGAAGGTCAGCCTCGAGGAACTTAGTTAAAGCCGCTTTCGCTCTGACTTCCGGAGTGTTTTCACTCTTAGGAAGCTTCGAGAAAAGCGACGCAACTAGGTAACCCTCACGACTGAAATGTGGGGATCTTGGATCGCCATGACTTGGACCTACTCCAAAGCGAGCGCTAAGCTCGTTAAGAATGTAGGATTCCATGTTAGGGCGCAAAGAAGCGCAAGACCTGCTAATGCTAGGATGCTTCTGAGCCATCGGTAACTCCTGATGAGAATATTGACGATGGTCCGTTCAAGGACCGGTGGAAGGTTAGTATACACCTTGCAGCTTGACCAGGGTATCGTTCACAAGAACGGCGCCAGGGGCAAGTGAGCTTTGGAACATACCAACCACATCTTTACGCTCTTGCTCGGTCGAGGTTTTATCAAACTCGAATTCGCAATTGACGTAGGATGTCCGAGCTACCACAGGCGTACTAACGCCATTGATAGTTTGGTTCACCACGACCGGAACCGCAAATTTCAGTGTACCCTTGTAGGCCTTAGAGGTCTGACGAAGGGACAGCGAATATCGCGGATTGCCGATCGGAACGTCTTTATTCTCAACTACGGAGCCAACGTTCTGGCTGATGCCTTCCGGTTGGAAGGTATGAGCGACGGGTGACGCCTGACGATCGGTCAGAGTCAAAGCTTGAAGTTGGGGCATAGTGCCACTCCATTAACGTGTAAGTTGCCGGAAGAGCGCGAGTGCGCTTATTCCGTGAGAGATTGAGAAGGGACTTTTGTAGTAAAGCATCGGCGAAGGGAAGGAGGTAAGAACCTTTCTTTCCATTGCCTCAACTGCCACATCAGTCTCAAACCAACCAGTTTGGTTTTTGATTGTTGACGGATTAAGTTGTGTCATGGCAGTACCACGGAATTTCAACGCCGTTGTACTTGTCCCACTAACAAAATCCAGACCTTTGGTCGCGCCTAACCCTTCAAGCAAAGAGCCCACGGGGAGAAACCAGTCGAGAACGAACGAAAAGGGCGTTAAAGCCCAAGCTATCTGCAACGGATCAGTAAGACCGATCTGTGTTAGAGAGTGTAGTTCGCTACTTCTGACTTCAGCGTAGACTTTCACTTTAGTGATTTGCTGACCCGAACCAACAATGTGATTAAAAGGATTCGCACTGATTGGGGACATGACGTCCTTACCGGTGAGATTACTTGTAATCTGGCGTACCGCAGAAAAACGATAGTTCTTCTTACGGAAGCCTTCCTGGATAAGCTCCATGGTACCTTTTAGGTCACCCATGAGAGGCATCCAGCCAAATTGTAGTTCGAGCCAACGACCCGAGGCTTCCTTACCGGTCTTAAACTTGTGCTTCTTCTCTAGTCTCAGTTCTTTGAGAACTTTTGACCACTTGCCCTTGCGGGCAAAGAGGTAGGCACGAAGTAAAGTTTTACCGGTTTTGCCAAGGTGAGCGATCGTAGATCGCGCCTCAGCAAGAGCCTCACCGTAATTGACCTTCTGGTCCTTGATCTTAAGTAAAACCTCGGTGTTTGCACGAAACAAATCGTTCAAATTCCACAGTGGATAATAGTAAGTATCAAGTATACGGTTAAAGTTATAGTTATTCCAGAGATCGAAATTGGCAGGTTCACCTGTGAAGGTGGAAACTTTACCACTAACAAGCCCCTGGACTGAGCCACCGCGCACATACGATTGTATAACACATCGTTTATATGGACGCGGCGGACGCCAGCCTGTACTGTCCCGCTTAGTAAAAGCTAGAGGACCACGACGTTGGCGTTCTTCCACAAAGGTGGCATTCCTGTAAGGAATACCGTCTCGATAGAGAACGCACTTGTGCGAGGTATCCCCTGTCTTATTACCAATAAAGGGTAGCATAAAGGCTCCTATAACGAGGGAGAGAAATCTCCAGGCGAAAGCCCTGAAACCCCG